TTATGTACACCAAAACCATTAGCGTTAGCGCCTTTCTTTTTTGCTAACTCAGCAGCGTATAATGATGGGGTAAAGGCCACCTGGCTATTATCACCGTAATTCCAAGTATCAATGTCCCCAAAAATATTATCGCCATTATCGTATATAAATTGATCTGCGTTAAACAGATCCGTAAATACTGAGCCAGAATTTTTACCACCAACTTTTTTTGTCCCTAAACCCAAGAACATTTCGCAATCTTGTACCCATTCGTTGTACGTATCATCTGGTGATAACCAATAGGTTGATAATATTTCATCTGGAAATGATAATTGACCAAATGGGTTTTTAACTTTAACTTGTATTCTAGGTATTAATATTGACCCAATTATTGTTGGTTCTTCAATATTTAGTGTTTCATCAACCGATATAGGGAAATTCCAGTAAGTATTAACTTTATTATTGTTTAAAACAGGAAAATATCTAACATAATCACCAGGTTTTTTTATATTTTGGTAATCATGTTTAGTGTGAATTGTTTTAACTGTATAAAATTTACGTCTTCTTTTGAAGATATCATATTCAAATAAACCATCCCAAGTACCATCCCAACCACCAATCCAATAATCACCAGCGGAACTAGATGGGATTCTAATACCAGGTAACGGAGCTAAGTCAAAGCCACCCAATGGTGATCTTCTGTTTGTCCAACCGTCATCTGTATCGTATATCTCAAAACAGTAATACCCCTTTGTTGGTATGCCAGAATTTTTATCGGTTGTTTGAACCAGATCACCAAATTCGTTTGTTGTGTAGTAGTCCGCATACATTGGTAAGCTAATTCTAAACACACCGCTATAATAAACACCAGCAAAAATACCTAATCTTTTTCTGCTACCAGGATTTAGGTTATCATCTAATCGATATACCACCACTTCCATTTTTTGGTATGGGTATATATCACCAGTATAATAATTAAGTGATGTATCTAATCCGTGTATTTCTGGATTTCTATCATTATATGCACCAGTATAGTTATAATCACCATCAATGGCAAAACCAGCCGATGGGGCGTGTATGTAACCAAAGAATATTGCTGTCGGTGTGTATTTGAAATCAATTTTAAAATCGCATCTTGTTATACCAACATCACAAAAATCATCATCACCCCAAAATGGTGAAACCATAACTTGTTTGGTTTCATGGAAAATATTAACCATGTCATCCAAGTTTGTTTTAACCTCAACTTCATAATTATTATTACCTTTGTAAATAAAATTAGGTACTTTAGTTTGATTCTCGGTGGCACCAGTTATTGCGCTTAACGCTGGATCGGCTGATGATGCTAATAAAGATTCTAGAGCTTTTATACTACCATTTAATGAGACTTGCTCAACTAAATCATTAGCTGTTAAATCAAATGATTTAGTATCAAAAATATCAAAATCCATGACAATATCTTTTTGCCCTAATGGTACACCAAAAATCATATAGTCACCAGATTCGTTTGTTGTGGTGGTATACTTGTAATATTTATCAGTTATTTCTAATAACTGAGGGTAGTGTGAAAAATCACTTTCATGTGGAAAATTACCAACAGCTCTATGGCTTGGGTTTCTTTGGTTTCTAATCCTTGGTAATAAATTATATCTAACTCCATTTGGGTATGTATCATTTACCGTTTCAAATGGATATAACTCATATATTTCAGGTCTATTTTTATCTTCTTCTGTTATGGGTATAAAAATATTAACTTTGGCGTTTTCAACACCAAACCCGTTATTTAACATGACTCTTCCAACGATAACACCAAAATCTGAACACATCCTAGAATAGGCGTCTGCGTTTGAGATTTTTAAACTTAGAACCTCAAGATTATCAAATTCTTGTTCTATTTTTACCGTTAAGTTTTTATCGCCACTTTTTAAATCAACTGGAATTCTAATATTTCTTTCTTCCATATTATATTATTGAGGTGTTTTGTGTTACTGGGATAACAACAATATCTTTTTCTGGTGATTTTAATTGTAATATTTGATCACCTGCAACTTTTATTGCCCCAGATGTTATATCAATTTCATTTGTGTTTATGTCTAATATCATAGTACTATCTAACGCACTCGTTGAATAACCACCACCAACTTTATTAAATGCCTTAATATAGTTGATATTTAAAACACCATCAATTTGTGATATTTTTTTAATTAGCGTACCGACTAAATAACTTTGACCTAATTGCATTTTATTTTGATCGAATTCATCCTTTAATAACTGAGCAATTGATGCTATGGCATTTACTTGGCTACCAGATTCAGTTAGTATTGATATCTCAAATCCAACATTTATAACTGAGGCTGGTTTAACAACCACATAATCATTTATCATTCTATATCTGGATAAATAATTTGCAACATTCTGTAGTACAACAGTTGATACCAAATCACTTAAATTACCATCACTGTCTGTTGAAAGAATACCAACATTAATTTTATTTTGGACTTGAGTAACTGACGCTTTTGCTGGTGTTCCAAATTTTGGTGGCATACCCAATAAAACCGCTTTGTAATCCTGTAACGTCACAGCTCTATTTTGTGCCGCAAAATTGTATGAGATATAATTCCTTAACGCCTCAATTGATGGGGCATCACCACCGCCAATAGCTGGTGTAATATTTTTAACTGTTAATGATCCTTGTACAATAGCATTAGTTTGTGCATCAGGGCCGTTAAGATTCATACCAACTTGACCAACTGTTGTAATTGTATTAACACCGACATTGGTGTCCGCACCACCACCAACTCTATATTTAACATACAGTGTTGTGTTATTTAATGGTGCCCAACCTAAACTATCATTATTTAAGAAACTTTTAAGGTCAAAACCGCCACCATCTACAAAATCATCTAAAATATCTATCCCTTGGTTTGTTTGTGAACCAAATGTTAAAATACAAAATCCGTTTGGTGTGAACTCTTTTATGAATTTTCTATCAACATTCATATAACTACCACTATAAACACCATTAACTGGTGCAACTGTTTTATCATCAACAAAAATTGAATTTTCCGCTAAAGATGGCATCTCATACCATTTATTAATATCAGACGAAAACTCGCTTTGGGTTGGTAATGTTTGGTAGTTCGTACCGTTTTTATGTATTACCGATTCAATCGATAAAACATTATTTTCTGGTAGTGTTATTTGATAAAATGGTCTTGTGTTGTTTATAACTTGGGTATAAATTCTAGTTGTACCAGCCACAACAATACCAGTTTTTGTGATCTTATATGCACTTAAAACCCCATTTGTGTAAATTGGGGTCTTACTTCTGTCCATTTTATTGGAAATATTAAAATTAGAAGCAAAATCTACGTCATATAATAACTCAAAACTTGTACCGTCAGTTAAGAACTGAGAACCTGCGTACATTATTGGTAAGTATCTTTTATCTTCAGCATCCCCTCTTATTGGTACTTGTATACTAAATTGGCATACAGCAATACTAGCTGCTTTTCCTGGTAGTTTTAAACCATATGTTTTAGCTATGTTATATAATGATTGCTTTTCTTGCGCATAATCCAAAACAGTTTCCTGTAACGACCTATCAATATGATAATGCAAGTTATCCGCAATAGCCGCATTTAAGTCCAAAAATACGGACATTATTGATGCGTCATTATAATCCTCAATTACGTTAGGGTAATACTGTCTAATGTAATTAATTTGTTCTGTTTTTAACGATGCAAAATCCCTTTTGCTGTAATTTATCTGCTTTGCCATTTTTATAATGTTAATGTAATTGTACCTGGAGCCTCAAATGTTCTGAAACTTACCGTATAGTCAATATTTACGGTTACCGAATGTTGTTTTTTGTCATCAGCGACATATTCAATGTCATCGTAAAATTGTTTAATATTAATTTTATTAATCTCTAGATTAGGTATGTATTTCTCAACAGCATTATTAATTTCGTCCTCAATTTTTTGTATTATAACCTCATCCAATGGTTCAAAAATATATTGGTATAAGTTGGTTCCGAAATCTGGTAAAAAGTACCTACTACCCTTTCTGGTTAATAATAGGTGTATTAAATCTGATTTTACTTCAGCTTCAACACTTGGGGTTAATTTAAGGTAGTCCCCGTTATCACTATCATAAAATGGGAAATTTATACCATATGTTTTCTTCCTGATATTCATGAGTATATTTTATTCATAAATAGTAAGAAACTTTGTTTTTTTGTAAAGAAAAAAGCCACCGTTAGGTGGCTTTTATTTATTAGCTTGAGCATCCAAAGCATTCAAATTGTGAGTTATCAGGTTTTTTTGGTAATGATTCAGCTGTATTACCACTTGATAACTTTGAGTTATTCTCAATTTTTGATTTGGTTCTGGTATAATAAACACCAGATTTTAAACCAATCTTCCAAGCATACATTAGCGCACTGGAGATTTTCGAATATTTAGCATCTGAGTGGTAAACATTTAACGACTGAGATTGATCGACATAATTATTTCTAATTGCTGATAAATCTAATAACACCTTTTGTGGGATTTCCCAAACATCTTTATATCGATATTTAATATCATCTGGTATTTCATTGATCATTTGAACGCTACCACCGTTTGCAACGATTTTATTTTTAATATTATTATCCCATAAACCGATTTCACTTAACTCGTTGACTAAGTGTTTATTAATCACCAAAAACTCACCTTGACCAACACGTCTAGTAAATAAGTTAGATGTTACTGGTTCAAATGACTCAAACACACCCAATAAAATAGCTGAAGATGCTGTTGGCATTAACCCCAATAGTAATGAGTTTAACATCGGAATTGGTTCACCAGCTGGTAATGGACTCCATCCAGGTATATAGGTTTCACCTTGTGAGTAAGGGCTACCATCCCAAGCTGGATATGTTCTATTTTGTTCTTTAGCCATCTCCATTGATTCAGTAACAGCGGCTTTGTACATTGTTTCAAAGATATCTTTATTCCATTGTTTTGCCTCTTCACTTTCAAATGAAATTTTCTTTTTTGCAAAGAAATCAGCTAAACCAGCTACACCAATAGCCAATGATCTTTGGTCTAAACCAGCTAATGCACTCCATTCATCACTCCATTTGTTCTTGTCAATCACCGCATTTAAAGCTCTAACCATAACTCTAGTACTTTTAGCAATACTTTTTAATGTATCATGCATGGCTAAGTTAATAGAACCTAAGGTGCATTGTGATGTGTAACCAGGTTTTGATACATTTGTGATTTCAATACATAAATTACTTTGTTTAACAACACCAATGTTGCGTTGCATGTTTCTTTTATTCGCATTATCTTTAAAGAATACATACGGTCTACCACTTTCAACTTGAGCTTTGATGATAGCGTCCCAAATGGTTTTTGGGTTAACTTTAAAACCCAAACCAAGTTCAACAGCCTTGTTATAAGTTTCAACAAATTCATCACCCCACATCTCATGTAATGGTTTCAAACCAGCTTTTTGGATATCATTTGGACAGAATAAATGCCAATCCCCGTTATTGGTTAGCTTTTCCATGAATAAATCATTAATAACGACAGCTGTGAACAAATCTCTTGTTCTCATTTGTTCGTCACCAATTGGTAATGTTAATTCTAGGAAATCGATAATGTCTC